ACGCCACCGAGCCAACCCCCGTAAACTCTACCGAGTCCGCGCTGGCGTTGGCCCAAATCGTGAGGAACCCCCGCTTGAGGACTCCGCTAGAAACCCAGCCAGCGACAAAGAAGTCGTTAATAGCGGTCTCTTGAGTCCCGCTCACCGTTCCGCCCGCCGCCTTTACCGCAGCGATATAAGCCGCCGCGTCTGGGTCCAGTCCGCTTGCGATAAACCCGACCGGCACAATCAGGCTCATTTCGTAATGGTGGCGCTATAGGTTGTTCCGCCGTCCATCGTCACCAGCGTCACCAGCGACACCGAGGACAGGGTCGCGTTGATCGACCCGCCGCCGAGCAGCGTGATCCCTGCCCCGAGCGCCAGAGTCTTTGCCGCCGCCGCGTCCTGCGTGACCTGCAAAATCAGCGTCGCCGCCTTCCCGGCTGTGATCCCCGTCGGCGCGGACAACGACGCATTGTGACCGATTGTCAGCGTCGCCATATTTCCTGCCGTCCCCACGGCCCAAGTGATCGTCGCCCCGCTCGTCAACGCCCCCGGCGTCCCTTGGACCACACCGCTATGCAGTAGCCCGTTTATGGTCGGGGTCGTCAGAGTCTTGTTGGTCAGCGTCTGAGTCGCCACCGTCCCCACCAAGGTCGCGTGCGCGTCCGGCAGCGTGTAGGTGCGCCCCGTCGTCGGACCGGCGAACGTGCAATGATGGCCAAAGATCGGGAGCTTGGTGTCCGCGTCGGGAAGGACTAATGCGCGAGATGCCGTAGCGATGCTGGTGATCTCCGTATATCTCCAACCCTCCCCCGCCCCCGAGAAAAGCCTGATTGTTCCCGCAACGCTTCCGCTACTTGTATATCCAACGTATATCGTGGAGCCAGCAATAATAGTATCGATGTATGCATTTAGGAAATACTTCGTCACCGAACCCAGAGCATACATGTAGTGAGTGGACGGCAACAAATGCCCCCCGACATCAGCCGTCCCCGCCGTCAGCAACTCCGCCTCCCACGCTGGCAAAATGTCTGACTCCACCACGTTCGACCCGTCGCCTTTGAGGAACTTCGTGAACGCCGTGGTCGTCGCCGCGCTGACCGTGTTCGGACCTGCCGCGCCGATTGGGCTGGTCTCCACCTTGATCCTGTTGACCGTTGGCGTCACCTCGACTTTTACTTTAACGCTCATTGTGGATTCTGGATGATGTTGACCGAGTTTTTCATGTGGACGTAGGTTTTAACGGAGCCATCCGCAAAGGTGCATGTCGCCGTGAAATCGTGCGCCCCGTGGTCTAGCGTGAAGTCGGCAGCGGCTACCGCGTCAACGTCGAAGATAGCATCTCCCGCATCTATGACGGTGCAGGGAAGCGCCAAGGTGACGGCCCCATTCCGAGAAAATGATGCGTCCACGCTCGACAAAGAAGACGCGGGGGCGAGATCGTTCACGTAGATTTGGAAGGGCACACTATCCAAATCAGAGTAGTTGACCTGATCGCCGTATTTGTATTCGCCTGGGGTCATTGGTCCTTAAGGTAGGTATTTTGCAGCACGATCTTGAGCGGGGCAGTCACCCGCTTAACGTCGTCTGTCCAAACGATTTGCATCTCGCAAGACAAGGTTGGCTCGGTGGGGTTCGCGGTAAAATATGCTTTCGCCGCCGCCGTGTCCAAATCGAGAACGAACGTGATGGCGCTTTCCCCGTCCTCGGTCGGGGCGGAATTGGAAGCCACGTAATCCCCCGCAAAGTCCAGATTAGACTTGATCCCCAAGAACCAAGTTGACCCTCCGTAATTCAGGACATCCTCGCCGTCCGCGAACGTAACTGAGATTGCATGAGTTGCCCCAACTGTCAGGACCGGAACCATCCAAGGAGGCTCCGAACTTCCAGGCTGACGGACCCAAGCGGATTGCCCGATGTCGTAGAAAAGCATTGCTGTATTATTGTTAGGTTGGGGGGATAGTCAATTCGATTCGGGGAGGCTAAACGTTCAAAAGCCAAGTTGCGGTCGCGCATTTCAGGAATTTCCCGTCTGCGGCTTCCAAAGTAGCAATTCCGCCGATCAGGACGCTTGAGGCGGTCAAACCTCCCACGGGAGGCCAATCTTCATTGGTGTCGTCAATCCCAACCGTCTCCCTATCCAAGCTGATGACTGCGGTCAGCAACGCCACGTAGAACCCTCGACGATAGCAGACGACGTAGGCCGAGCCGGGATGCCAGCGGCCCTTGCTCCCCTCGTAATACTGAATAAAGAAGTGGTCAAGGTTGCCGTGGTGAGCGCTCCCCGCAGGGGGCTTCCGCGGCTTTTTGATCGACACTGTTGTTCCCGAGGATGATTGCTCCGAGAGCGTCCCAAAGCCCGCTCTGATGGTCCGAGACTCAATCGCCTTGGACATCTGATTCAGGTTTGTCGCCCCGACCTGGGTGGCCGGCCCCATCGGGTCAAACTTTGGAGTGTCGAAGATAGACATTAGGCTGATTCGTAAAGGTCTTGATCCCAAGGCCCCAATCCTGAGAGTTGATATTCTTCGGAGATGCTGACCACCCCTGCCGCTTTGCTCCAAGTTAGGCCGACGAAAAGATACGACTGCCCCGGTGGCGCGGCGGGGGCGGGACTCCCCGGCGATTTCCTTTTGCCGACATCATTTAGGAGTGCCGCGGGAGGGATGCTCGCGGAGGCATAGGTTTTCCGATAGATGCTCCCTGTCTGCATGTAGGATTCAATCCCTCGGCGCTTCTTGTCATAGAGCACCTTCGCCCTGTATCCCAACGGGCTCACGGGGTGCTCGTTATTTTGCAAGGCAAGCTCAATGGTATCGATCTCGTCCACTGACACGGGAGGCTTATCCCTCGGAAGCGAAAAGAGCGGGTGTGATTCGATGGGAGCCTGCGAAGATGTCCGCGCGAAATCATGCTGCGCAAGCGCCTCGGGATTCGACGCCAAAACTCCCTTGTAGATCGTGGTGATTCGGATGATGCCCCCCGGCTCCCGATCAAGGTCCGACTCAAACGCCTTGAGGTTCGGAAGGTAAGGGTGATTCGTCATATACGCGGGAATCACCGCGAAGCTGCTTTCCTCCGCGCACTTGTAGGTGATCGATGCCGTGGCGCTCCCGTCTGGGTTCAGGTGGATCGGCTGCTCCGCCTGATAGATTGCGCCTTTGACGTTCCCGATTTTGATTGTGGCCATGATTATCTTCCCAAGACAGGTTTTGTTTTCGGATCTTTTTTGCCCTGCTGCTCAAGCGCCTCGGTTGCTTTTGCCGTCTGCTCGGTCGCCCGAGCCGTCCGAAGCGCCGAACGCTCTGCAAGGCTCATCCCCACCTTTAGGTAGTTGCCGCCTCCTCCCACCTTGGCGAGCGAGTCCGCGATGACATGCGCCCCTCCTCCTCCCGATAGCTGATTCAGGATGTCGGGAGGCTTATTGATTTTGCCAGAATTATCGCCCATATCTTCGGCGGTGAATATCGCGTCCTTGATTGTGTCGGCCATCTTCTCCCATGACTCTCGCGCCTCCTTTTCGCTGGGAGACTCGACACCCTCTGCCGCCTTTCCCATTGCCTCCATGCCAGCCTTTAGAGCTTCGTCAATATCGCCTTCCACCTCGCCAAAATCAATCTCAGACAACATAAGGCTAGCGTTCTCCATAAGTGCGCGAGCAGTCTCGGACATCGAATCAGATGATTCCGAAAAGTAAGAGGCGGCTTCTTTTTGTCCCAACACGCCCGCCAACGCCGCTGCTCCCGAAAGAATTGCGGAGTAGAGAATTGCTCCCAGCGCATCGAATACTACAGATAGGACACTCAGGACCTCTTCAGCAAACAGACTTTTCGCAAAGCTCTCGGTGATGCTCTTGAATGCCCCTGATAAGAACGCAATCGCCTGCTTCAATCCACTCTGCAAAACGCTGATCCCCGACCAAAACGCCCACTGAATCCCCGTCCCCATCACTTTCCACAAGTCGCCGTTTTTCAGCAGTCCGATCAAGATGTTAGCCCCCTGGGCGATTCCTGATCCGAAGGACGTTCCAATGCCCGATAGGTCTATGGTGTTGATGTAGTCCAGAACGACTTGCAACGGCTTCACAAACTGCTCCGTCATCGTCAGGAAGAATGTCCTCGTCTTCGATCCGATGGATTCCATCGTGTTCCAGACTGTTTGCAGCGCCTTCGCGGATCGAGTCAACACCCCCGCTTGCTCTCCGCTGTCTGCTGCCGCGTTTTTCAACGCCTCCGCATAGTTGTCAACCCCACCAAAGATGGTCGAAATGTCCCGCCCGCTGTCCACGAAATCAGACATTGCTCCCCGCGCTTCCTCCGCCCCAAGTCCAGCATTCTGCAATGCCTTCTGGACGATCAACATCTTGCCCGGGTCGAATCCGCCCATCTTGTTAGACGCCACCTGCATCTCTTTCCCAAACGTGATCGCGTCAACAATCCCGTCCTTGAAATACTTCGCCGTCTTGAATGTGAGGAATGCCGCCGCCAATCCGACCAGCGCCTTTTTCGCGGTGCCGATTGCTTGGTCGAATCCAGTTAGATTCAACTCTAGGTATCCTGTGGCTTTTGCTTCTGACATGTTTAAAATAGTCCTGTTACTTTGCTGGCCAGCTTGTCCAACTTCGACTTGAAGGACTTGCCAGCGATCTTCTCCGCTCGGTCAGACACGCCCTTTTCATCGTCCACTTTGCCCGATTCCTTGGCCTTGTCCTCCATCCAAATCCTGATGCGAAAGCCTGCGCTCTCCACTTTGGTGATCTCCCACCCCCGCGCAAACGTCCCCCTTGCTCTCATGCGCCTTGCGAGTTCCTTCGCTGGGGTAACGCCTTTCTTGCGCTTGAGCCGACCCTTCAACCTTTCCGCTACCGCACTTAGCGTTTCCCGAGTCGGCGCAATCTTCCAAGACTCCGATTTCATGACCTTGAGAAACATGTTCCCTTGATCGGTCGCCATCGTCTTGCCGTGCCTCTTCGCCCCGTCTTCCATGCGGTCAAACGCTCTCTCAAGTCCTGACGGGTCAAATCTCATCAATCTGGTTGTAGAGTTCGGTTTTGTCCTGCGGCGGCTCGGTGTTGACGTTTTGCATCCTCATGAACGCGTGGCAATAGGCATTCCCCCTCGCTAGGGGGAGTTCCCAAAGTATGAATTGCTCGGTCCATCCTGTGTATCTTGATATTAGCGCAACGTATGCCGCCGCATCGGGCGGCTCTATTAGTTTCCCAACGGATCGGCCATCAGGCTCGGGTCGTCTGAATCAACGGGAGACGCTCGGTTCTTGTTGGAGTGAGCCATTACCTCACCAATCATCTTCCCAGCGCCCTCGTTGAAGTCGTCAAACTCCAACTCGATCTTGTTCATCCATTCTTCAAACTTCGCGTCAATGTAAGCGGGGTTGCGAATCCCTTTCGAGATGTCGCTTTGCTTGCAAACGAACAGGAAGATTGCCATTGCCATATCGTAGGGAGTCCCGTCCCCAAGATTGACGAGCTTGGAAATCTGCCACTTCCGCGCATAGGAAAGCGGCTTGATCTCCACGCCCTTGAATTCCCATGTCGTGAACATGCCGTCGTCTAGTTCGTCTGTTTTCATAGTAGTGATTTCATTTTGTCTTTGAGTCCTTGGCTTGCTCGGTGTCCGATGACGATGGTCTTGTCTCCCACCTCGATCACCCGCATGGCCTCGACGTTGTTGTGCATTTCGTGGACAATGGAGTCCCTGTTTTCAAGCACCCCCTTCATCCAATAAAGCGGGTCTTCGATGTCCCGATTCAGAGTCTCCCAATCCTTCGCCGCCGAAAAGTCGGAAATCGTCTTCTCGGCAATCTCGGAATGAACGCCGTTCCCGACATCAAACCAAAACATGTATTTCTTGCAATCATTGCCCCTGGAGTCCTTCCTGATTTCGCAGGTGGTGGGATCTGAATCCCGCCTTGGAACTCCAAAGGCAATCAGGATTGCCGCCAGCTTTATTTCGGTAACGTAGATTGATTTCATATTGTTTGTTTTACGCGAACTTGTAGCGGGTCGCGTTTGCCGTGATCTTCTTGAACTCGGTGTTTCCTTTCGAGATGTCCACGTCGTCAGTGTAGATTCCGCCAGTGGTCACTCCGTTAGTAATGTTGACGTTGGCGACTGTCAGCGCGACCCCAGGGGCGGCGGCGGCGATTCCAGTTGTCCCGACGATGACGCCAGAGATAGAAAGCGATTGCGTCGGGTTGTAGAAGCTCACCAGCGCAAAGTCGCCTTGCTCGTCACGAACTTGGTTCTTCTCGCGGGTGTCCTTAGATGTGGTGGTCTGCACAAGCAGTCCGGTTTCTGCGGCGAGGCCCCATGCTGCCCCAGTTGCTCCGATGGTGATTACGGCCATGATTTTTTGTAGTTAGTGGTTTGGTTTTGTTCGGTTTTCATAGCGGAATCGTGTTGTCTCCTGCCTCGTCCAGTTCCATGCAATAAACCCAATAGGACATCGTGTAGACGGTCGCCTTGTATTCGTTGTCATGGGTCATCTCCCCCGTTGTCGGATGCCATCCGTGGCAATGAAAGTTCTTCATCGTGGACAGCTTTTCGGCGGTGTCGTCATACGCAAAATTGTTGATCGCCGTCAGGATCTTTTCCCGGATCTCGGGGCTTGTCGCCTTGGTGTAACTGCGGAATTCCAAGTTTCCAGCCACCTTGAAGATGCCGCACCCAGGATCGATGATCTCCTCCGAGGATGAGCAATCGATGACGATATACGGCATAGGGGATTTGGTCAGGTCGGCGTCGGTCAGATAGACATGGACCGTGTTCTTTTTGCCAAGGGCCGCATCCACGCTCTTTTGTAGGAGCGTTTGAATCGACTTGGCGGCTGCTTGGAGGATCATGGTTATGTTGCCCTCACGGTTGCGATTAGCTCATTCCCATCCGCCGAAGTGATGGACGAAAGAACGATCATGATTTTCCACTTGGGGGCGGGCTCGCCCGATTCTGGCTTCTGACGAATCGAAAGGGGCGAGCCGATCTCAATGGATGACTTGTCGGAAATCTTGAAATGGACCCGCTGCGTCTCGATTGACTCGGGGCCTCCGAATCCCTCAATCTCGTCATTCATCATGTCATCGATCAAGACGGTGATGGTCTGCGCTCCGATTCGGCATTCGGCCGGCATGTCTCGGTCGAACAACTCGGACAGGTCCGCTTTCATGTAGGATTTCATGCTCATGCGGATTTAACGACTGCGTCCTCCCTCCCATTCAGGCGGAGGCATTGGCGGTAAAGCTCATCGCCCTTCCAGCCATACCATTCGTTGTTCATGCTCCAGTAGGTCTTCCTCGGCTTGGGGATGGACATCATCACATCGGCAAGGCTCATCGCCTTGGCGTGGTCGCCGTCAATGATGGCGTAGTTGGTGAGCAGCGCCAGCGCCTCCCGTCGATCTGGCATGAGGGCGAATGCTGACGCCGCCAAATCCTTCGACTTGGTCCCTGGCGTCTGGGCGAGCTGCATCAGGATCTCGTAACGCTCCAGCGTGTCCATGCCGGGAATGACAAGCGCGGCCTCGGCAATCGGGCGGAACTCCCGCAGCTTCCCGTTCTGGAAAAGCTCTTGCGCGAGGTAGAACATATTCCTTGGCGTGTCCCGCAATTCCGATTGGAGGATGGCAAGGTTCCGCTCATGCCCCCCCGCCTTGGCGTCGAGTGGGGAGTGCTCAATGACCGCTCCCCGGATCATTCTACAGGAGACTTCTCGCGGAAAACTCATCTGTTCATGGATAGCATGTTCCCATTGCGCCCCTAGATCGGCCTTGACCATCCGCTCCCGCCACACGACTTGTTTGTCACCTCGGACATGGTATGGCATGATAAAAACGTCATGGCTCCCTGATTCTGCCGCCGCCCGAATCTCCTCGGCCCCGCCGTCAATGAGAACATCGTCGGCATCTGCCCAAATGATGTAATCCCCCTCTTCCGCTCCGTCTGCGGCCGCTGTTAGCGACAACTGCCGCGCCGTCCCGAAATTGTCCACATGGCAAAACTCGGTCTTGTTTTCGTAGGTCAGGAAATCGACCACCTTTCCCAACTCCGAACACGTTCGGCGGATGATCTCGACGGTCTCGTCTGGTTCTTGGATTCCAATGGCTCGGACAAAAACGAACTCGTCCACGGCTGGCGCAAACGATCTGACGAATCGCTCAATGACCGCCTCCTCGTTACCTGTAATCGCTGATAGAATGATTTTCATATAAAAGGTTCCCGCCCCCATCTTTCAGGGGGCAGGAATGGTTGCGCTATCGGTTAGGAGTAGCTGGTGGTGATGAGTTCGCACGCGGTTTCATCGATCACCTTTTCCGCCACATGCTGACGCACGCGAAGGATGTTGGACCGACGCTCATCGCTGCGATAGGTCTCGGGGGTGAACAGTCCCGTGGTGTCTTTGGTCCACTGGATAGTCCGACCGACTCCGCCCGCCGTGTATTCGCCACCGTTGATCTGGCAAACGGCAATGTATGTGTCGCCCCAGATGAACGCTCCCGAGTAGGAGAGGTTTTTCGCGGCCGAGTTCTTCGGGGCGCGTCCAACGTAGATGTTGGAAACCGTGAGCGCGTTCGCAATGTCCGCATCCGATGGGATGAGGTATTGCCCCGCGCTCTTCGGGACTACTCCGAACACTTGGTTTTGAAGCAACGTCGAACGAGAGATCCGCTCGTAAACATTCGCGCTCATCACGATTGCGTTCGGAATCAGGCCGTTTTTCAGCATCCGCAGTTTAGCGGCGGCCACGTCGGCGGGGACGTTGATGGTCGCCAAGTTGGCTTCCGTGTAGTTCACGGCCGCAGATGTGGCGGTGAACGTGGAGGCACTCATCAACTTTGCGGCGACTCGGACCTCGTAGGAGATGCGGAGGGAACGCTCAAGAAGAGCGGCCTCCGTGGCCTCAAGGTTCATAAACCGCTCCGTCTCGGCCTCGTAGGAATCATCGATGACTCCCTCAAGGCCGTATTCCTCGGCGTCATATGTGTCGGTATCATATTTGCGGTTGATTCGGTTGTAACCGTCTCCTGCTGCGCGTGGCTTAGCGTCTCCGTTGAGCAGTTCCGCGTTAGCGAGCTTCGCCCGCATGTAGATGCCGCGCTTCACGTCCTCGCCCTTGACAGGAAAAATCTTGTCAGCGATGCAGAGTTGATTGAAGTCGGCGTTTGCCTGCATCGCGAGAGCGTAAATATCGCTTCGCGGCGTGGCTTGTGCATTGGTATAGGCCATTTTTTTAGTGTGTTATCGTTTGTCGGGTTGCTTAGTTGACCACGAATTCTTTCACCGCGCCGTCGTTGTCGCCTTGGCTTTCCAGCGCGGTAACGTAGGTGTTGGTGACAACGCCGAGGAATCCACCAGTGATGACCCCGTATGCGGTCCCTGCGGTGACTGCTGACCCGCTAATCTGGGCCATGTGCGTTCCTGGTGCGGACCAGAGTTTCACGCTCGCATAATTTGCATCTGCGGCGTCTTCCTGAAGGACACCGTTGCCCTTTGTGTTATTGGCTGCGGCTTTAATCGTTCCGTCGGACTGGATCGTAACGACGAGATACGCCGAGATTGCCCCAGATGCTAGGAATGACTTGAAGCCATTATCGTTTTGGCTGCTCATGATTTGTTTTTGTTGGTTTGAGTTAGGCGGTTTTAACAGTGCGCTGGGACTCGTATGCCTTCCACGCATCGCCAAACTTGGCTTTGTTGGAGAGAATATGAGCCGTGGCTTTGACTTGGTCGCCGTCGTGATGGGCAAGTGCTTCATCCGCGACGAACTCAGCGAAGTGCTTCGTGGTCGGCTTGGATTGGCTGGCTGCCCCAGGCTTCCCGAGCTTGGTGATGCCGAGCTTTGCGGCGAAAGCCTTAATGGCCATCTCTGCCCCGCGCTTGGCGGCAAGCTCGATCTTCTTCTCCTCGTCCACCTCAACCTTCTTAGGCTCGGCGGGCTGGGCTTCGGGGTCGGTAGCGACGACTTCAGGCTCTTCTTCAAGCGCCTTGTCTTCTTCGTCGTCTTCTTCGTTGTCAGCATCGGCAGGCGTCTCAAGAGCCGTCAACCGCGTGCCGATTTCTTCAAGCTTCGAGATGATGTTTTGCCAGGTGGGCTCATCGGTGGTTTCTTCGTTTTCCATTTTGGTTTGGTTTGGTTTGGTTTCAGGTTCTTGCTCCTCCTCCTTTTCTGGGATTTGAAACAAAGATTTGTTGGCTGCGGGGTCGCTCACGATGGCCGCGCAAAATACTTCGGAGCATCGCGCCAAGCAGATTTTGCCGCTCGGCTTGTCCTTGCCGTTGAACTCCATGCTGATCCCGATGTGATTCGGGTTCTTGTCTGCGATCTCAAGCAGTCGGGGGCGGGAGGGTTCGGAGTCGTAGAGGTGGAGGTCAGCAAGAACCTTGTTGGATGTGAGGCAGAAGCTGTCAGCCCATCCGACCGTTGCCATGACCCCGCTTCCGTGGTCGGCCTTCACCTTGATTTTTCCGAGCTTTTTGCAGACGTTGAAAAGCTGCTCAAGGGTCACGTCGTCAATGACGACTTGCCTCCCTTTGTCGTCGAAATGTCCCGTGGCCTCGCCTTTTGTGATGAGCGACGCTGCGCGAATCACCCCCTCGGCGACCATGACGATTGAGCGTTCCATTGATGCGAAGTGGTGGGTGGTTGTCATGTTATTCATCTTTGAAAAGTTCGTCTAGGTCTAATCCGAGAACTGATTCGACGTGGTTCTTCTGGTCCTCAGTAGGATCTTCAGAGTCGTGTATCTCGTCGTATTCCGTCTGCGGGTCGGCTTTTGCTTTTACGTCTTCTTCGCCGTAAAAGACCTCAACTGTTGAATTGAAAAGTTTCA